CCAGAGGCGGCAGTCGAACGCTTGACCACCAAAGTGCCTTGCAGTGCAGCAACACGCATCACGGCCACGTTGATGTCGGAAGCCAGTTTCTGCTTGGCAGCTTCGCCCAGACGCTGCTCTTGCAGAGCATCACGAAGTTCTTTCGTGGTCAGCACCCAAGGCACAGACTTGCTGTAGCCGATGCGAGCCGGCACAGCGAGCTGCGTGTAGTCCTTGAAGTTGGTGGTCTGGTCAGTGCCGTCAAACGACTGACTGATGTAGGGTTGCGGGCGCCAGATGGTATCGCTCGTGCGTTCCATCGTCACCTGGTCGGTGTTGTAGATGGAGACGTTGCGGGACAGTACCAGGGCGTCCTGGAAACCTTCGAGCAGGAGTTCGAACGCGACTCGCTCTTCTTTGCTAAACAAATTGGACATGGAATACTCCTATCGGATTGAGGGATTACTTGGCATTGCGCTTCTGCATCTTGTACTGGGTGACTTTTGTGTAGTCACCAGTCTTCGCGGCATCGGCACGCAGCCGTTCGAGGGTTGAGTCAACCGCACCAGATGAACTGCCGGTTCCCCGGACAATGGTATCTTCAGGCGGAGGTGCTTTGCGTTGTGATACTTTCAATTGAGTCTCCAGTTTCGCCACCGCAAAAGCATACTTTACGGGGTCAGTGATTGAAGCCAGCTCTTTTGCTTTCTTCGGGTTCTTGCCAAGCGCATAGATCAACAGCGCAGGATTCTCAGCACCTTGCAGAATGATGCCTTGCTGGGTCTGGGAGAAGGTCTCCTGAGCCACATGCTCTGCATCATCGAAGTCTTTCACCTTCAGTTCGGTCTTAGCCTTGCCGTAGGATGCCAACTTCGCTTGCCACGCATCGTTCGCTGCCTTAGCCTCAGCTTCCGCCTTGGCTGCTTGCTCATCGACTTTGCGTTTCTGCTCATACCAATTTGCCAGTGCTGCCTCGTACTTATCCGTGTCGTAATCGTGCTCTTCGAGTTTAGGTTTCTGGCCCAATGCTGCCGGTTTGGTCTCAGCAGTCGTAGCGCCTTTCAGCTTCTCTTCGAGTTCACGCTTCTCACGTTGAAGTTCGCGGTAGTTCTTGCGCAGTTCACGAACCCATTCAGGTGCATGAGCTTGCTCTTCTTCTTGAGGAGGCGGTTCCTCACCAATGGTCACAACAACATCATCAGACTCACCAGTGCCTTGACCTTCGCCCTCACTAGTTTGACCTTCACCGAGGTTACCCTCGCCTTCGCCCTCACCAGTTTGTTCGTCGTCCAAAACAACTGTGTTGTCATCATCTGCTGCTGTAGTACCGTCTGCCTTTTTGTTCATGGTTGACCCCCATTCGAAACTCACCCGATAGAAGTGGCCGGGTGGATACCACATTACTTGTCTTAGTGTTCAGCGACAGCATCACGCTGCAGGTGGCGCTGATTCACCAAGAGCTTGTGTCATTTGAAGCAGCTGACCAATGTCGGCCCGATCGATATTCGATAAGGTCTCAGCAGTCTTCGCTTCAGTTTCTTTGGCCTTGGCAATGGTCAGCACGGTATCTGCTCGTGCCTTGACTGCCGCAGCCGAAGCCTGATCAGCGGATGCTTTAAGGAACTCAGCATTTGGATCAGGTGGTTGGTTCTGCAACTCTTGCTGCAAAGCTGCCATCTCTTCATCAGAAGGTTTGACAACTCCCATTTTAATCAGTTTGTGGCGGAAATAATCACGAACTTCACCAATACCTTCGCCTTCCATATTCATCATGGCCATAGCGCCAAGAACCTGAAGTGTCTCAGGATCTTGGGTGATGCTCATCATGCCAGTCAGCGAGCGCACGGTGCTTTGCTTCTTGCTGGCTGACGATGGGCCGATGTCCACACCAACGTCGAAGTCAGCCTCAGCCAAGTCATTCTCGTACTCCACCTTGCCAGACTCATCGACGCGCGGCTTGAGCAACTCGATTTGAGTGGTCTCGCCCGAACCGGTGACGCCCTTCATTTTGCGGCCTTCTTCGACTAGGATGTCCTTGGCCATAGAGAGCCAGACTTCACCTGAGCGCTTGATACCCTTGCTGAAGTTGCTGATGTAGATGAATGTCTGCATGTCGAGCTTATTCTGGATCAACTCAACTGCTTTGCCGCTGATGTTGGGCTGCAACTGCTCACCGGCCTGTTGGTTGCCCAAGACATCTTGCATATCCTGCTCGGTGATTTGCAGCAAGGCAGCCATAGCCGGAGGAATCTCAGGAGCCTTGGTGTAAGACTGAGCACCAATAGCAACGGGCTGACCGTTCTGATCCGTGAGTTGGTTGATCAGTAGGTATGGGTAGTTTTTGATGTTGTCCTCAGCCCACATTACTTGGTGGCCAGCGACTTGCTCAGGCGTGAATACCGGTTTCTCAATGGAGGAGTAGGCAGCATACTCGCCAAGCTTGCTAAGCTGCATGTTCTTCAGGCGCTGAGGATCCTTAGCCAAGCGGACATGGCCCATGCAGCGTTCCACGTTATCGACGAACCAGCGTTTGCCGTATACGGGAATGATGGGGATGCACTTGCCAGCAATGAAACCGCAGTCCTCAAGGATACCCTTGCCTGACATGATGTACTTATGCACCTTGCGGCGCTTCACCTTCTTCTGGCGGACTTCACGGAAGCCAGTGGCTGCAAGTGTCTCTTCAAGGGTGTCGTCCTCATTGAGTTCGCTGTCAGATACTTTGCGCTCAGTACCATCGAGACCGCGGTAGATATGGATAATCTCGCGCTGCTCCTCAACACAGTAATACTCAGCTACATAGACAACGTCAGGCGTAAGCCAGTCGAACATGCGCTGATGAATCTGCTTTGGCCACGAGGCTGGGTCGTCATTGTACTCTTCACGATAGGCATCGCGCGTCATGGCGGTCAGCACAAAGCACTTCTTGGCATCAGCCTTGTCTTGGCGCTTGGCGTTCAGGTCGAAGAACACTGAGCTGTCAGCGTCAAAGATCGGTTCGATGCGGATGCGTTGGCGCTCGTCCTCGTCGTCCTCGTCGTCCTCGTAGCAAGTGCGCAGACGCCAAGCACCGAAGCCACCACCGACTGCCTCCTCAAAGGCATTGTCATAGGCTTCCTCAGCTGTACTATCCTGCTCGTCAGCCCGGTACAAAGAGGCGCAGGTATCAGCCAAGTCGTCAGCATCCTCACCTTCCTTGCTGACGAAGTTCACGCTGATGCGGTTGTTGCGGTATTCGTTGATGATGCGGATGACGGCCAAGTGAATCTTGTTGACTTCAAAGCGCGGCTTGTTCTCGAACTGGACACCGAGTGGACCTTCCCACTGAGCACCTGAGATGGAATAGAAGCGGCGATCTTGCAGACACTGCAGGCGTTCATCGCGCAAAGCAGTCTGGATCTTCTCAAACTCGGCCATGGCATCCTGATGGATGAGTGAGTGCCGTTCTTCTTTAGTGCGTGCCATGGTTAGGTCCTTGTATTGAAATGGTTGACTGATGGGAGTGGCGCAGCATCGATGACCTTCTTGTCCATGCGGATCGGCCATTCGTAGTCAACGCAGTAGCCCACAGCAGTGGTGATGTGTTGGTAGTCGCTGTCCTCTTCAAGGAAGGTACTGCCCTTCTTGATCTGCACGGTGGCAAAACCTTTGTGCACGTACTTGGCCTTCTCGATGTTCACGTACAGACTGACCTCGCCCTTGGCATTGCAGATCTTGGCACGAACAGCATTCTGCCTGTCCTTAATGGCGGGAGCGGCAGCTTTAACCTTGCGCTCGACTTGCCAGTTGTTGGCACGCAGCACTTGCTCCATCTCAGTGTAGTCTGAGGCGTGGCCATGCTTCTCACCAGCACGTCCTGCAGGGTCACCGTAAATAATGACCTTGCGATTGGAGTGGTTCTTGAACTTCTCCACGAACTCGAGAGCCGACTGCCGAGCGACTGCGCTGGTCAGGATAATCTCATCGAGAATGTAGAAGTCATTGCCGCGACGCACACCGATGCCTGAGCTCATGGGCGTAAAGTTGAAGTCGTGGTGCCACATCAACTGCTCATGTGTCTTGATCGTCTCAGTGGTGTAGTTCTTTGGGCTGTAGTCCTCGTACACACGGCCTGACGCGGTCTCGAAGCTGGCCTCGTATTCCTGGCGATACTGGCGGGGCGACATGCGACGCTTGGCGGCATCGATCACGTCCTTGGGCAGGATGTCAGCGCTCTTCCAAGTGTACAGCTTCCAGTCAGCATCGCCCGAGGTGCGAGCATATTCAGCCATCTCGTAATAATGGTTCAAGCCATCAGGAACCCCGATCAGCCAGCACCATGGGCGATAGTCTGGGCGCAATGGATTGAATGTATCGAGGGCAGGCGAGATGTTCTCTTGCCACGCACCTTCGCGTACGTCAGCAATCTCGTCAATGATACCGCCAATCCAGAGTACACCTTCCATGCGCTGAGGTTGGTCAAGACCGACGAGACTGATGGTGCTGCCATTAGGCAGGCGGATCTGAAGTTCAGACTCGCTGACTGAGCGGTCACCAAGGACTGAAGTAAAGCACAGACGCTTCAGGTCATTCCAGTAAATCCGTTTGACTTGGTCCCGAGTAGGAGCCGCCACGAAGTAGGGTCCTGGTTCCCTCATAGCCTCACGTACCACGAAGCGTTTAGCTCGCTCAGTCTTACCAGACCGTCGTCCTGCTGGGACCACCTTGAAGCGAACGCGATCATTGACCAAAGCCGTCTGTGTCGGATGCTCAGTCAATGGATACCAGCGTTCGGCATCTTTGTTGGCAAGCAGGAGTTGGCTCATACTGGTAGCTTCTCCGCAATAGCTTTCAGAGTCTCAGCCACAGCGTCCGAGTTGCCAGTCACTGAGACTGTTTGCACAGCAAGTCGTGGCGCGTAGTATGGGGAAGCAGCTTTTGCGGCATCAATGCGCGTGGAGAAGTCAGCATAAATCTCTTCTTCCACAAGCTCACGGCTCTTTTCATCGCCCTTGGCATCATACTTGATGACCCAACGCTTGTGCTTGATGCCTTCGCCGCGACTGACTTTCAGCAACCACTCATGTGGGAGCAATCCGGTCTCCATGGCGGCTTCGCGGGCCTTGGCAGTGACCTTAGTCACCGAGCCTTTCGGCCGTCCACTGCCTGGTCGAGGTCCACCAATTGCCATATTCACATCTCCACAAGGGTTTTCTGGTTGTTTACCAGGAATGGGGTGGATCGTAACTTGTTTTCCCACCGGCGTAAACCGCTCTAACACATGTGGAAACCGTTGTACACACGCCTTTCTGGCCCACACTCACTCTGATGGCGCAGCCTGTGTAGCGACTTGTGTAGCGTTCTAAGTTGTTGATTCTAAAGATAAACTACAGATACTACATATACTATAGTCTTCTTTTAACTAAAGAAGAAGAAGAAGAAGAAGTATAGATAGAGAGAAGAGAGAATAGGGAATTGAGTAGCGTGTAGCGACCGCTTTGTGGTGTAGCAGAGCGCCAAGAGCCAAGAATAACACCTAAGTACTTGTCAACAAACA